CGGCTATCCGCATAGGGTCAATAAATGAGCCTGCGTATTCACCTGCCGCCCTTGGGCTGGTCGTTGCCCCCTGTGCGCGGTCTATCTCGCCCTGCACGATTGCCTGACCCGTCTTTAAGGGCTGCGTGACGATTGCCCTGCCGATTGTCCCGAGGTCTTGTGCGGCTTGGTCGAGGCGTGGGGTTGGGCGGGAGGCGGCTTCGTTGAACTCTGCCGTCGTCATGCGCCCCATGTTGGGGTCGGTCGCCAGAGCCTCGTATGCAAGCCCTCCGACGCTCCTAGCACGGTCTGCGAGGTTATCCACCACACCGCCACCAAACTCGGCGGCTTGGTTCTTGAGGCGCTCTAAATAGTCGAGCGCGGCGGCAACCCGTGATGGCGCAGGCTTTGCCATGAGTTAACTCAAGTTTTCGAGTTTGTACTTCAGGCTCGTCACGGCATCCACAACCGCGTCAAACAGGTTAACGAGGTCGGAGTCTTTCGGGAGCGTCGGCTTAATTTCATCACAAAAGGTCAGCAGCCCCTTCACATACGCCTTCGGGTCGCGCTGCTTGTGGAACTCGACATCGTACCCGCTGATGATGCCGTAGCGTCCTTGGTACGCCTCTGCGTACTTGTCCACGAGGTCAGGGATGGCTTCGTAATACTCGCCGAGCGCCATGTGCTGTGCAAATGACTTCGTTGCAAGGTGCTGCAAATGCGTGATGGTCGCGCTGTGGAACATCGTTCCGACAAACAACGCGGCGTTTTTTTCGTGCGAAGCCATTTTTCCCCTCACTTTGGGTTACCATGACTTTAGACCCCCACAGGGAGCAATGCAACATGAACACCATATCCGACGCTTACCGCGCCCAGCAGGTCGAACTGCACACAAATCCCAACTACGGCGTGGCCTCCATCGCTTTCGCCCCCATCGTCGCCAAACTGGCGGTAGATAACGGGGTCAAGTCTATCTCGGACTACGGGGCCGGGAAGAAGCACCTCCAGACCGCACTACAGGGCGCAGGGCTTGACTTGGCATACCACCCCTATGACCCAGCCTTTCCCGAGTACGGGCCGCCCGTAGATGCTGATATGGTCTGCTGCATTGATGTCCTCGAACACATCGAACCTGACCGGCTCGACGCTGTGTTGGATGACCTCGCCAGCATCATGCCCCGGCTGGGCTTCTTCAGCATCCATACCGGGGCAGCGGTCAAGGTGCTGTCGGACGGGCGCAATGCCCACTTGATTCAAGAACCCGCACGCTGGTGGCTTCCCCGCCTCTGTGAGCGGTTCCATGTCCACCATCTCCAACACCACCAGATGATGGGTCAGGGTTTCTGGGTCGTCGTCAGCCGCATCTGAAGCCACGCTACCGTCTCAACAGGGTTACGGGCTAGGTACCACATCCCGAGCGGCTCAAACGCCTGCTGGAAACGTTCCTGACCCCTCCGCAGTTTGCCGGTCGGCGTCTTGATTTCGAGAAACGCGGCAAAGCCGGGGGCGACCACCAGTTTGTCCGGAATGCCCTGACCTGCCAGCCCGAGGTCGTAGACCGTAAACCCTGCCGTTCGGACGGCTTCGGTGATGGCGGCATCGTTCGCATCCCGTCGTGCTGCGTAGCGCATCAAGGTTGCCCGTCGGCGTACTCGTACCAAAGTCGATACGCCGTGATGAACTCGTCCACGCCCTCGCCGAGCATGATGGGTTTGCCGAATGGCGGGATGAAGTAAAAACTGTTGATGTGCAACCCGTCGTCCGTGTCGCCGCGTACCACCCACACTTGGAACCCCGGCGTGCCTGCGAGTGCCTGTAGGGTTCGGCGTAGCCCTTCGGACATCCCCTCGCCCTGACGCTTCCATTCAAGTACGAGGAACTTACCCTTGCGCTCGATAATGCCGTCGATGTTGCACGGACAGGCTTTTGGGTTGTTCGGGAGTAAACCGAGGAACGCGCCGTAATCGATATGCGGCGCATCCCGGTTCTTCATCAGCCGTTCAAACTCCACGGCGTTTAGCGTCGAACATGGCGCGTTGTGGCGATACCCAACCTGGCTTTGTTTTAACCCAGCCGCGTGACTTCAGCAGTTCCTCGCCACCGCACGCGCCGCTGCGATGTTGGAGGATGCTCGATGCGCCGAAGAACTTCTGACCACATTGCTTGCAGGTGCGGGTCATCGCGGCACCTCGCCCCTCGCCCGAATCGCGGCGGCGCATTGTTCGGCAGCAAACCTTTCTCTAAACCCGCCTAGCGGGTCAGTTGTGTATTGCTTGCTCATGTATGACTTTATTTGTTTTTCACACACCGTCGCACACGCCTCTCGCTCAGCCGCGGCAACGAGGGCGGCGAAGCGTTCAACGGCGGCAATTCGCTCGTCGCTTGTCATCCAGAGGTTAGCCTCTCGCGCCATGCGTTTGATGTCGTCGCGGGTCATTTCGGTTGCTCCACTTGCTTCGGAGCCTTAGAACCACACACCGGACAGTAGTTCACTTGGCTTGCATACTCGCCATTGCTGACCCAGAACGTCCCATCATCCTTCTCGTAGCAGATGTCCATGGCAATACCGTAGACGTCACTGGGTGAGTCGAGCGTGCAGTTGTGTTGCTCCTTCACTGGCCACTTTGCTGGGGTAGGTGAAAAAGAAGTGGCGCCACTGACGTCGAGTGTCGTTTCATCCACCGGCTTTGCCAGCGCGGCGCGGAGGTTGTCGATGGCTTCACTTGCTGGGGTTGGTTGGTAGTCTTCGCCGCTTCGGTAATACTCCAACGCCTCTAGCGCCATGCGGATAATGTCGTCGCGGGTCATACCCCACCCCTCGCACGAATCGCGGTACTTACACCGCTTGGACAAACCTCACAGCGCGGCTCGTAACCCTCCGCAACCCTCGCACACGCCTCCCGCTCGGCAGCGGCAACGAGGGCGGCAAAACGGCCAAGGAACTCCGGCGTTGCTGTTCCAAGCCACACCGTCACGCCACCCGCATTGGTTGTCGTTAAATCAATGCCCCCTGCCTCCCTCGTTATCCGTATCACATCTTCGCGGCTCATGGCTGCACCTCCTGCCGCTCTTTGAGCCGTGAGATGCCACGGGGGCCAAAGAGACAAAACACCATCGTCTTGAGATGCGGGTTACCTAACACTTCCCCGGCAGGCGCATCACGCAAGTGCATCGCAACGACACCACGGAGCCACTCCATGCGCTCGGCTGTATCTGCGCCCTCCTCGACTGTGTACCTCGCCCAGAGCGCATCGCAAAGTTTCAATCGGTTTATCGGGGTGGGTTCCTGCTTGTCCCAACTTTTTGAGGCACGGTCTTGCGCGGCAATAAACATCGCATCGTCCTGCGCCTTCTGCTCCGGTGACTTCTGAGGGCGGTCGGGCTTTTTCTTGTCCTTGAGTTCAAACAAACCCTGCCATTGATTGCTGATTGATTGGTTAACCACAGCATCTTGGTCAGCGCCGTACCTCGCCAACTTCAGTTTCATCGCGTGTTCGCTGGCGGTCTTGATGGGCTTGCGGATAGCAACCCTGTAGGCAACCCATCGCTCCCATGCTGCTTGGTCAAGTTCGTTCATCGCAGTCTCCTGTTTGTGGAGGCTCAACGGTACTCGTTAACGGAGGTGAACGCAACAAGTTTAGTTTAGGCTTCTAGGTTCGAGACTGATTTAGGCTAAAGATGGTCTAGAAAGAAGGTCTAGACCCTGATGACTGATGGTGAACTCTGCACGGCATAGACGGAATACGCCTAAGCCAATCGTGCAGAATTGATGACTGGATGGAGCCACCCTGCTGTCGGCTACTTTTGCTCAAGGTTCGTCCCCTCAAGTGCCATTCACGCTTCCCGACTAACGCCGCGTGCCTACAGGCTGGCTGCCCCGGTGTAGGTTTAAGGCAATGCTGCGCGTGGTTTCCCCGACCAACATTCCCGAGCATGGCGTGGTGGGGTGGTTGACAAGACTAGAACAGTCCGTCAGACTTCCATCACGCTCGATTCGCATCTGAAGCGTAAAGGCAGCCCCCCTGCCGCGTCAAGCCCCCGTTCAGGGGGTTTGTCGTTTCTGGGGTCTGGAGCCGCTTCTAACGGCTTTACAGCAGGGTTAGGGGTTAGGCAGGGGTAGCCGTGGAATCGGCTGTAATCGGCGGGGTCGAGGCTTCCAGAGCCTTCCATTGCCACACCCGCATGGCAGGCAGTTTCCCTGCTTTTACCCACCTTGAGACGGCAGGCTTGGACACCCCGAGTTTCCGGGCGAGTTCGGCCTTGCGGCCTCCTACAGCGTCAAGTGCGGTCTGAATGTCCATGCCGCGCAAGTTAACGACTGTGAAAAAAAACACAAGGGGGTGTTGACAGCGGTTAACTAATGGCGCATGATGCTTCCACGGTCACAAACGACCGCATCCACAGATAGGAGCAACCATGTACACCTTTGAAACCCAAATCTACGCCCTCGGCGTTTATTGGCAGGCCGAGGTTGAATACAACCTTGACGCAGGCGTCGACGTCACTGACGTCTGGCTGCTCGGCTGCTACCCGGAGGGCTGCGAGTCCACCCGCGCCGTTGACCGCAACGACTACGACCCGTACCGCGTTCGCGCCGACATTGGCTATTTCTCGGACGCCGAGTATCAAGAAATTCTGCGCCGCTGCGAACTTGATTTCGCGAAGCAACGCGCCGCTGCCGAGGAAGCAATGTATGAATAAGCAGCAGTCGCTCTGGCCTGTAGTCGTTTTACTAATCGTTATTTACGCGCTCGCCTGCATTGTCGAACCGTGTGACGGTCATTCATGTGATGCGGAGGTGGTCGATGGACGCTGAACCGTGGGGTAACGATGACGCCTCTTGGTGGCACCAGTTGGACTTGGAAATGCAGGAACGCGAGGAAGAAGAACGCATTGACGCCTGCAATAGCGCATTGGCCGAACTGAAGGAATACAACCATGAGTGAACTGCTAAAAATCAACGTCAACGACCACCTTGAGAAAAAAGGCAACTTGTCTTACCTGTCATGGGCGTGGGCGTGGGCCGAAGTGCTAAAGATTGACCCCGGCGCAAGGTGGACAGCACACGAGTGGAACAGCAGTCCTGTGATGTACCTGCGAAACGGCACGGCAATGGTCAAAGTCAGCGTTGAGATTAAAGGCGACATCAAGACCTGCATCCTGCCCGTGATGGACAACCGCAACCGCGCCATCGTTGACCCGGATGCGTTTGCCGTCAACACCGCCATCATGCGTTGCCTTGCAAAAGCCATCGCCATGCACGGTCTCGGCCTCTACATCTACGCAGGCGAAGATTTGCCGGAGCAGGAGAAAACCGAACCCAATCCCGAGGTGTTGGCGCAGATTGCAGCAGCCGCTGACCAGCCTACGCTGCTTGCTCTTTTCAAATCGCTTGATGCTGCCACCCGCGCAACGCATATGGATGCGTTCAGCGCACGCAAGAAGGAACTGTGATGGAACAGCGTACAGACGAATGGTTTGCCGCACGCATTGGCAAGGTCACGGCCTCGCGTGTTGCCGATGTCATCGCCAAGACCAAGAGCGGTTACGGCGTAGGTCGCGCTAACTACCTTGCCGACCTTGTGGTGGAACGCCTCACGGGGCAGAAGGCACAAGGGTTCAGCAACGCCGCGATGGAATGGGGAACCGAGCAGGAACCCCACGCCAGAGCCGCGTACAGCGCCAAGACGGGCATCTTGGTTGAGGAGGTAGGGTTCATCGACCACCCGACCGTGGCAATGTCTGGAGCCAGCCCTGATGGGTTTGCCGAGGAGGGTTTGATAGAGGTCAAGTGTCCGAACACCGGCACGATGCTGGAATACATCCTCGACGGTAAGCCGCCCCAAAAGTATGTGACGCAGATGCAATGGCAGATGGCTTGCACCGGCAGACCGTTCTGCGATTTTGTGTCATTCGACCCGCGTCTCCCCGAGCGGCTGCAACTGTTAGTGGTTCGTGTCCCGCGTGACGATGATTACATCGCCATGTTGGAAACCGAAGTAAAGAAATTCCTTGCGGAACTTGACGACAATCTCAACAAACTGGAGAAGGTAAGCCTGTGAACAAGCAGTACGACAACAACATGACCGGCGTTCTGTTCAAGAACGACAAGAAGGGCAACGATAAGCGTCCGGACTATCGCGGCTCTGCCGTCATCGACAATGTAGACCTCAACATCAGCGCATGGATTAAGCGCAGCCAGAAGACCGGCGATGCGTTCATGTCCCTGCGGTTCGAGGCCAAGGTTGCCGCACCGAAACGCGCCCCCGTGATGGACGAAACCCCGTTCGACGATGACAAGGATTTGCCGTTTTGAAACTCAAAATCTTCATCGGCTACGACAGCCGCGAGGATATCGCGTATGAGGTGGCACGCGCCTCCATCCTTGAGCATATGGATGCCGAGGTGTTGGCGCTGCGACTAGACGACCTGCGTGAGATGGGGCTGTACTGGCGTGCGCCTGACCCCATGTCAGCGACGGAGTTTAGTTTCTCGCGGTTCCTCGTTCCTGCGCTCTGCAACTTTAGGGGTCGGGCGTTGTTCATGGATTGCGACTTTTTGGTTCGCAAGAGCCTCCAGTCGCTTTTCTATTATTCCAACCCAGACATTGCGACATGGGTTGTTAAACACGATTACCGCCCGACTGCGTTGACCAAGATGGATGGACAAGCACAACGACAATACCCGCGCAAAAACTGGTCGTCGTTTATGTGGTTCAACTGCGAACACCCGATGACGCAGGGGTTAACGCCTGACATCGTGAACACCGAAACTGGAATGTATCTGCATAGATTCATGTGGGCCGCTGACAGGGTTATCGGTGAACTGCCGACAACCTTTAATTACTTGGAGGGCTGGCACACACGGGCGCAGGTTCCTGACCCGACCTGCGTGCATTTCACCGAAGGTGGCCCGTGGTTCGACACCTACCAGAATGTCGAGTATGCCCATGAATGGAAACAAACCGCAGCGCGTGTGAGAGCATCTGAACGATGAAGCGTATCTTCCCGCGAGGCACCAGACCTGACGCGATGGCATCTGTCGTTGCGCGTATGGTGTCTAACCTTGACCCGCTTAAGACATGGGCGGTCGAGGTCACAGAATGGCGTAGGCCGCGCACCAATAAAGCGAACGCATTTCTTTTTGGTGTTTGTTATCCCGCTATTTTAGAAGGTGGCGGTGAATTGCTTGGTGGATGGACACGGGAAGATTTGCACGAACATTTTTTGGGGAAGTTTGGTGGAGTTGAAACACTAAAAGGGTTTGGCGTCACGCGCACCCGACCGTTGCTAAAATCTTCTCGCATGAACAAAGAGCAATTCAGCGATTACCTTGATTGGTTATCTGCGGAATGCGCCAATATGGGAATAATCATCCCGGAACCGTCGTATGAACCTGCGTAAAGAGGCGAGGGGCCGAGGCTGCATGGTGCGGATACCCGAGGTCTGCAACCACAACAGCGAGACAACCGTGCTGGCGCATTACCGTCTTGCCGGGGTGTCTGGCATAGGCATGAAGTCGCCCGACATCCTCGGAGCGTGGGCGTGTTCAGCCTGCCATGATGCTATCGACCGCCGAGCGCACACCGACCTCGACCGCGACTATGTGCGCCTGCTGCACCTTGAGGGGATGGCGCGAACCCTCGCACAACTTAACAGGGAGGGACTACTGTGACCTTTATGGTAGACACCCCGTATGTCCCGGCGTACATCCGCAACGAATTCTTATATGACCACCAGACGGGCAACGGGGAGTTTACCCCCTGTACCATTTTTGGATTCCGGGCTGAACCTGCACGAGTACCCATGTTTAGCGTTATGGCGGCCTGTGGGGCGCAATGGGCTAGGGTGCCTATCCATGCCCTTGTCAGCCGCCCATGCCCTCCAATGGCTTTAGAACTCGTCTGCTGGTGGGACTCCTTCAGCCGCCATGCCGAGGTGCGCGAGATGGAGTTCTTGCGGGGTCATCGCGTCCAAGCAAGGGGCAGGGACGGGGTATGGCGACCGGGGGTCTACCTGTTCAGCGTGTTCTGGCACAACGGTGGATGGTCGGAGGTCAGCGACCAGAGCAAAGACCACCACATCATCCGGCTGGAGTCGGGGCCGCTAATTGCGTACCCCAATAACAAGTTGCATTGGGTTGACCCGAGCCATCTTTCGGGCAACCCGCCAAAGGACTGGCAATCTCCCTCACAGTCTTACTCGGTGGAGGCACTATGGTCAGATGGCTTGTCGAATGGTTCAGCAAAGTAAGCACGCGACGGCAGTACGAATGGAGCCGCGTACCGCCCCCTAACTGGCGATGCAGCCGGGGTTACCGCGATACTTGGTAAAAAGAATTTACCTGTAGTTTAACCGGCAAAACTCCGGGTTTTGACCCCGGCAATCCTCGTTCGAACCGAGGCAGGTAATCACACTTTGCGCTCAAAGTGCGGGACATCCTTAAACGACTTCCAGAATCCACCCCATTGGTTCTTCGGTGAAAGGCTTTGCCAATACTCACCGACCGGCGTAAGAGCCGGGATGTCGTAGCAGAGTTTTCCGTCCTTGAAGAAGTTGAGGTCGATGGCGCACCGCTTGAGGTGGATGCTGTTCATCGTCTTGGAGCGCCCAGTCTTTACATAGATGGCCTGCTGCTCCGTGGTACGGGCAAGTTCACCGCCCGTAACGACAAAGCCCAACTCGGTTGCCTTGTTGATGAGTTTGGCGACATCCAACAGGAACGCCGCCTGTTCTGCTACGAGACTCACTTGATGGCCTCCTTGAGTGCGTCGGTCTTGTCTTTGCTGCTCTGGCTGGAACCAAAGTAGTAACTGACGATTTGACTGGCAATGGCAGACAGCACGCCGAGGACATAGATGAGGATGTCTTTGCGACTTGACTCGACCGGGGTACCGTCGAACATGACCACGCCGAACAACACGAAGGTCAGCAGCAGGATAGACAGCGCAAGAACGGGGGTCACAATCTTGTTGATGAGCGGAGCCTTGTCGGAGTTTGCAATCTGCACCTCACGCTCCCGAGCATCGTTTGTATCCTTCAGCCGCGCTTGCAGTTCGGCGAGGTCAAGTTTGTCCTCCTCCAGACGCAACTTCAGCAGTTCTTCCTCATGCTCCATCTGTGCAATTTGAATCTTTGCCAAGTCCTCCGGGGACATATCCGGCTTCAGTTCTACGCCCAACTTTTCCTCAACCACCTTCTTGCCCTTCGCCATGACGGCGTTAGCAACGAGGTTAAGACCGTTTGAGAGCAGCGGTTGGATAATAGGCAACAAGGCTGCGGGAATCATTTGTTACGCTCCTCCATCAATTTGACCCGTACTTGCAGGTCATGAATGTGCTTCATCAAGTCGTCTTTTATCTCTTGTCGTGCCGCAGCAGATTGTGGGCTGTCGATGATGACCCCACCTTCGGTAATTAAAATGGGAATTTTGGATTCAATCGAAATAAGCCTGCTCTGAAACGACGAAATTTGGCCTAACAGCCAAGCAACAGCAGCAAGCAAGACCGGAAACAACATGCTTACAGCCTTTTCCATGTTGAAACCGGGCTTGTTCACTTAACCGTCTCCAAGAACATCATTGTCACCGTGCCAAACGCCGTCAGCAGGATGAGGATGATGGTTCCACCAACCTTGACCAACAGGTTCTCCAGCCGCTTCAGACGCGCATGGATGGCGTCATAACGCACCGCACATACGTCGATGTGGCTCGTTACCGTGACTTCCAGTTCCTGCACGGTCGTCATGGCGTAGCCCACGGCAACGGCGGCGCGACAATCGGCGGGTTCCTCTGGGCCTCAATCTGACCCTCGACCGCAGCCTCTGTCGCCGCCTTGTCCACGCCGTTCGACCAGACCCAGCCCAACACTTGGTCGAGCGTGAGATTGGCATACGGGGTGAAGGACGTACCCTCCACGACCGGGAACGAGCAGGTGCTATAGACGCTGCCGTTGTAATTGCCATCCACGCCGTTGCACTGCCAGTGCGCCGTGACGACGTAATCCGCACCTTCGGGGGCTTGCGGCAAGCAGTTTAGTTGGCTGATGTTCCAAGTGATAGTGGTCATTGCTTTGCTTCCTTCTCGTTGGGCAGGTGCGGTTCGACCTGCGATTTAAGTTTCTGGAACAGGGGATACGCACCCTGACTGGTCGGGAGTGAGCCGACGAGGTTCGTCAATGCGACGGCTTCTTCGAGGGTTAGGGTGAGGGTGATGTCGGACATGGTTGCTCCTTAACCGCAGTACAGAACCGTGGGGACGCAGTACGAACCGTCTGCATACTGGTGCGTCTTGACCGTGCTGGTGACCTTGCCGATGGTGCTGCTGCGGATGATGTCATCCGCTTGGACACGCGCCGTGCCGTCGCCGTTGGATTCCAGCAAGTCGCCTTCCTGCACCGTGACGCTTCCATTGACGCGACAGATGAACGCACCAACCGCCGTGATGTACATATCGTTGGTCGTAGTCCAGTCGTTGTCCCACGCCATGAACACGCCGTAGACCTTCTTGCTGCCAGCGGTATCGCTGACCTTTGATTTGGGCAGACGCTCGTTCGTCTCATCCGGCCACACGCACAATTCGTTGATGGACTCCATCACCGTACCGCGCAGGATGTCCGGCTTGCTGCCGTCTTGCAGTTGCGACCAGTGTGAGCCTGCAAAGGCGTTGTAGGAGACGGTGCCACCGCTAACAGAAATGTCGCCTTCTTGAGTTCCGTCCTGTCTAAAAACTACTATGAGGCCGTCATCTGTTTTTCGGTTAAATTCAGCAGATACCGATGCATCTCTTGATACGGAAATGTAACCGGATGCACCTACTGCAAAACCAACAACATTTGAACTGCCTGGGGTTACATTTGTTGTATTGACAAGAAAATCACCCCCGCTCGTGATGCGTGCGCGTTCGGTGCCGTTTGTATTAAACAAAAGCGGCACATTGGTAACGGAGCCAACTTCAACAGTAGTGTCGTTAGCCTCAAACTTGGCTTGCTGCGTGGTGCCGTCGTTTGCATAGAAACGCAATGTTCCAGCGTTAGCAGACGCGCGAGCGCGAATACGAATGCCTGTGCCGCCAGAGTCTGATTGAACTTCTATTGGCGCATTCGGACTGGTTAATCCTACCCCAAGCCGCCCCGACGCATCCAGCGTCATCGCCTGCGTGAGCGTGACGGCGTTGCCTGCGGTGCCGGAGGCTGCATTATAGAAGCGGTGCTGCCCAGCAGTTTGTTGATACTCCGTCGCTTCCGCAGTATTGATGTATATGCGGTTTGTTCCGTTGTAGTAATAGTTCTGCCCAAGATAGATATTGCCTGTGCCAAACCGCCACAACGAGCCAGCGCTATTCTGCAATATTCCGCTTGTCCCACCCCACGCACTCGGCGTGACCCCGAGGCCGAGGCCCGTCGTCGTGAGGCGCATTTGTTCGGCGTCATTAACACCAAAACGCACCGGATGGTTCGTGGTTGTGAAGATGGCGCGGCCATTTGAGTCAGTGAAGTCAAGGCTGTTAATGCTTGAATCACTAGTACGCATCCGCAAAAAGCCGCCAGTTGTAGCGGTTGTTCCTGCAAACTCTGCTCCGCGATAATTTGTAAGCGCGGTAGCGGTGCAATTGATACCGAGGTTCGTCCCATCAAACACCAGCACCGACCCACTCGTCACCACCTTGCTGCCGTCCAGATACGCCACGCCGTTCGCCGTGCCGCCGGAGAGGGTGAGGTTGCCTCCGATGGTGGTAGCGCCCGTAATGGCTGCTACGCCGCCCACAGAGAGCGCAGAGGCGATGGAGACATTGGCAGAGAAGCCAGCGTTGCCCACGAAGGTAGACACGCCGCCAACATAGAGCGACGAGGCAATCGACACATTGGCAAACCGAGCATCCCCGGCGCTGTTCAACTGCGAGACGACTTGGAAACGGGTACCGTCATAGACAACAACAACTACCTCGCCACTCTTGATGTCCGCAGCAGCAAGAGCCACAGACCCGTCACGGGTCACAGCCTTTGC